GAAGGCAACAAACTAAGCGATGAGCAATGGTTGCCAATCGTTGCCGACTGTTCGACGTTAGCCGGACACGTTGTCAATCCACCTTTCCATTTTCACGTTCCTCCTACCGAGGAACTTTTAGCAGACGAAGACGAGGACGAAGAAGAAGATGACGAACAAGAAGCTAATTGACAAAGACTCGCTGGCCGATGTGCTATCGCAACCAGTCCAAGAGGTTGTCGTTGAGTTCGAGGGCAAGCTGTTTCGTTTGCGAGAGCTAACGGAAGATCAGGCCGTAGCCTATGAACTCGAATTGCAAGACAAGAAGGGCAAGTTCGACGTTAAGAAGATGCGCCGAGCTATGATCGCCCATTCTTGGATCGGTGTTGATGGCGAACGACTGATCGACGACTCCGACAAGCTAAAGACCATGCGTCGAAGCTTGGCAGGTTACTTGTTCGAAGAGTGCCAGAAGCTAAACAGGTACGAACCTGGAGAGCTTGAGGGCTTAGTAAAAAACTTCGACGAAGCCGGAAGCTCCGAATAGCTTACCGGCTGGCCTTGCAGTGGGGGATCGCTGACGTTGACCAATGGCTATCGACACTACCAAAAGGAACGCTGGATAAGTGGCTTGCTTTCGATGCTGTCGAGCCTATTGGCGAACAGCGATTGCAACACGCGGAGCTATTGGCAGTTTTGTACAGGCTTACAGCGGTCACACTGGCAGCGAATGGGCAGGGAATGGACCCAATCCAGATTGAGGGCTACATGCCTTCGCGGTACGAACCGGAAACCAAGCCAAAGAAACCGAAAGCGTCAGAAGCGATTCTCCAAGTTGCATCGATGTTTGGATTTACAGAAGTAGTAAAACAGCATGGCCGGATCGATTAACCTAGCTAACGTAGCAATCGGCTTTGACGCCTCGAAGATAACGAGAGGCGTCGATTTGTCGGCTGGTGAGATGCGCAGGTTGAACGGAATCATCAAAGAGTCCATTTCGCCAATGGATCGCTACAACGCTGATTTGACAGTTTTAGAGAAGGCACACAAGGCAGGTGCCGTTAGTGCTGACAGGATGAAGCAGGCTGTCGCAAGCTTGCAAGAGAAGTACAAGCAGGACGTAAGTTCGTCTAGCACCAACTCAATGGCCACTGATTTGAAATCGACGCTGGCACAATACGCTGGAATGGCGGCAGCGTTCCAGGGGATTAAGAAAAGCCTTTCTTTGGCAGCAACAGCGGAATCGAACAAGATTTCTTTGGAAGTGCTTACTGGTTCTGCACAAAAGGCACAGATGCTGTTTGATGGCTTCATTGAACTAGATCGCAGCTCACCGCTATCACGTTCAGACTTTGCACGCGCATCCCAGACTTTACTTGGCTACGGGTACGCGGCAGAATCAACACTACCAACCTTGAAAGCACTTTCGGAAGTTTCCGTTGGCAACGCAGATCGCTTTCAATCGCTCTCGCTGGCGTTTGGACAGGTAACGGCCAACGGTCGCTTGATGGGTCAAGAAGTCTTGCAGATGGTCAATGCGGGCTTCAACCCGTTGCAGGAGATAAGCCGCACCACTGGGCGAAGCATGATCGAACTGAAGAAGGCTATGGAAGATGGTGCTATTTCGTCAAGCATGGTCGAGGATGCTTTCAAGTCGGCTACTAGTGAAGGCGGTCGATTCTTCGAGATGAATGAACGCCTTAAGAATTCTGCGGCTGGTCAGTTTGCAAAGATGCAGTCTGACGTTGAGATGTTGGCGACTGAGATTGGCACCAATTTGCTTCCAGCTGCTAAAGCATTTATGGATTTGCTTACGTCTGGATCTAACGCATCTGGAGAAAAAGGAATGGCAGCGAGATTTGCGGAGACATTTAGCATCGGTGCAGAGGGCTTGTTGTATGCAGTCACGCTTCAGCAAGACAAGTTTGACGCGATGATGGAACGGCTGATTGATCAAAATACGAAAGCCGAAATGGAAGCGGGACTGCTTCACAAACAAACTCCAGAGGAAAGAGAAAGAGTCGCTGCAAATATAGCCAAGCGTGCAGCGGATGAAAGAAAGGAACTTGAAGCGATTGCACAAAGAGAAAAACAAGCGGCAGATTTAAAGGCTACGCAAGAAAAGGAATCGATAGCACGGGCAAAACAGGAAGAAAACGAACGCAAAAAACGTGTTCAAGACATGATTCGAGACGCTGAAAAACTTAAAGAAGCAACTGCAACACCTTTAGAAAAATACAAAGCCGAAATCGACAAGTTGCAAAACATGATCGACAGCGGAGCAATCGACCAGCAGACATTTGATCGCGGCGAAAAGCAAATGCGAGAAAAGTTTCAAAAAGACACTGCACCAGACAAAAACGGCATTGAACTAGCAATCGCTCCAACTCTTCGGGCTGGCAGTGTGGAAGCGTACAGAATGATGAACGACCAGAAAAGCCAAGACATGGAAATTGCGCTACGACAAGAGGAATTGCAGATACAGCAAATTGACATCAACAAACAGCAACTCGAAGCAATCAAAGAGATTCAGCCAATCGGGAGGGCACGTTAAATGGCAAGTCAGATCATTGAATCAAGCGAACTTCGAGACGGAAGCGGTAACGTCAAGGCTGGAAAGCTTCAAACGCTTATCTTCACCAGCAAGTACAAGTACATCGTACTTGCCGACAGCAAAGACGTTACCCGCGAAGAGATCCTATTGCTGACTCCTGGCTTGCCGATCATTAACTTGGTTTACGGACCAACCAACCAAAAGTGCATGAGCAAGTCTGCACAACGCATGGCAGGTCACGCCCTACACTGGGAAGTTATTGCCGAGTTTGAATCAGGCCAAGAAGATCAGAAGCAATCACCAGACAATCCAGACTCGCCAGACCCAGTAACATGGATTCCGCTTTTCAAGATCGACTCGTTTGAAACGAAACAACGAGTGCTGTACGAAGACTTCGACGATCCACCAAAGAAGATTATCAACTACGCAGGCCAGCCTTTTGCGGAACCACTAACGCGAACGGTCACGATCTGTTCTTTCTCGCTTGTGCAGTTCGAAGATGCTTCGCAAGACATCAATTCGATTATGGATCGAAACGACACTGTAAACGAAGACACGTTCCGAGGCCGTGAACCTAAAACATGCAAGTTAAACGTGACTGGTGCCGAACTTGGCTACTTCGGATTCTTTCCCGCTTGGCGAATCAGCTACAAAGTGACCTATGACCCAGACACCTGGGAGACTGAATTGTTGCAAGTAGGCAGCGTATTCAAAGACGTTGCAGACGGTAACAAGATCAAGCCATACTTGGACCAGACAAACTCGCATCGCATTAACGGCAAGCTAAAGGCGGATGGTGACAAACTTGGATACTTGGCAGACCCGCTTACAACCAAGTTCCTAACTTACAAACAAATCAGCTTCGATTTCATCAGGTCGTAAAATGGCAAAAGACGAAGACTTAGTAGCCTTTAGCCGACCAGACGCCGACGAAATCATTCGTAAGGTGCTTGGTTCTAACTTTGTTGGCGACGGACAAAACCGAACAACTGACGATACTTCGTTATTGATTGCGTACACAACTGGAGGAGCTACAGCACGAAGCGGGACAACATTAGGAACTGGCACCGCTTCCAAAGTCTACACAGCCGACAGCGGATCAACCAGAACCATTTCAACATCATCCGACACTGTGACGTTCTACAACTTGGCAGCTACTGCCGTCGGAACAAACAAGTATATCAAGCTGATTCGTAGCGGCATGACTTGGTACATCTTCTGGGAGGAGTGCTAAGTGGTCGAACGAAAGCACATGCAAAGCTGCTGCTGCAAAGGTTGCGAACTTGGCGACGACGACTTTAACCGCGCAGACGCTAACCCGCCAACTGGCTCCTGGTACGAGATAAGCGGCAATTGGGCGATCAGTGGGAACAAACTGATCGACAATGGCGGTGCAGGCAAGCTGGCAACAACAATTTGCCACCCAGTATTGTACGATAAAGGAAGCTGGCGAGCTGACTTCGATTTAGTCGAGTGCAGAACACGCAGCACGTTTGTTGTCGGTGCAGGCGATCCAGGCACATCTCTCTATCGAGTCACGTTTGCTTTTGCTGGCATGGACACAGGAACGGCTACGATCACAGTTACCATCGAAGGAGACGAAACTGTATCCGCAGTTTACAATTGGCCTGGAGGATACAGCTCGGCAGACACGGTATCGGTGTTTGTGTGTTTCGAACCAGGCGGCGCATTACGGGCAATGGTGAAATCGGGCGGCTTTACTCCCATCTATGCGTCTGTTGGAAGTGCTGCTGGTGATAACTGCTATGTGGTTTCCAGTACCAACGTCGGCGGGTTCTTTTTTGTCCGAGGTGCGTTCGACAACTGGGCATACGAAGCGACAGCAATTGATAATATGGACTGTCCTGCTTGTGGTTGCTTGTGTCTTAAAGCGTACTATCCAGACAACAAGTACGAGCCTTTGGAATACAGTTGTTTCCCAGAAAACCTAAAGGCAATTTTTCAGCTAGTTACCGCGCCGATTCCCGGCCTGACTTGCTACATCGACGATTTCGAAGTCGATCTAGCACAATTCGATTTCGGTCGCAACACCTGGAAGTCAGGAATACAAACAGTCTGCCCCGGTATAACGTGGGATTTAACAGCAAGATGCGTTTACTACCAAGACCCAGACACAGGATTAACTTGGCGAACACTAACGCTAGAAATAAACCGAATCGATGGCGCGTCTATCCTCACAATGTTTTATTGGACGGACTTGAATACGACAATTGGCGACACCACATCAGTCAAGTGGCCTGATTTCGATTTATCAACCTGCGAACCGCTTTCGCTAGTCTACAAGTCAGTGGTGCCATACGTTACGGCAACCAGTTGTTACCCTTCCGGCGGTTGGAGGGCGTTTTGTTGCGATCCGGATTTGTGCGGCGTTCCTGCTCCTGAAATTAAATGGCACGTTACGGTAGTACCAGCATGACAGTAACCAAATGCGAATGCACGCTAGCGGGCCATTGCAAGCGACACAACGTCAGCAAGACCAAGCATCTGATTAAGCTGTGCCAAGAGCGTCCTGAGTTCTTCCACGCATGGGAAAACGGAACTGGACCAGGGCAACAATGGAGCCAATCCGACAAAGACGCACGAAGCAACATTGACGCGACTAGGGTAATGATTAACAGCGAACTTGCCGAAGCTGGCCGTAAGTGCTGGGACGCTTTATTTTCTGGAGTCTTTACGCTTGCCGACTTGGAAGCATGGGAACTTACAATCCCTAAGTTTGGTTGTGATTGCAATTCGTTCTACAAAGAGTGGAAGGCGACAAATCCAGTTTGTTTCGATGGTTTTGGCGATGTTGATTTCGAATGGAAGTATCGATTGAAACAAGCAGTCAATGAAAAGCTGGGACACAAGCAAGCCACCAGCAACGAAGCACGCGACGAACGAATGACAGTTGAACGAGTTTCCGCGTACTGGCACTCAATTGGCAAACTGCCACCACTACAGAGCTATCTTCGCGCAGTCGAATGGCATTATCAATCTATCACACCAACAAAGCCTCGTTGTGTGCTGGTTCTAGCTCCAGACGACTGGACAAAATCACAACTGGAAATAACCCGCAAAGGTTTCCAGCAATATGCGGCCAAGTGCGATGCGGATTACATCGAACTGACGCACGACGCTTTCCCATCGTGGCCAATGGCAAACAAGCTCATACAGATTCCGAACGTAACGACCCACTACGAACAGACCGTTTATTTCGACTGCGATATTGTGGTTAAGCCATCAATGCCAAATCTGTTCGAGCAAGTGCCTACCCACCACTACGCAGCACAAAACGAACTGCCAACAATTTTAAAGCTGAAGTGCGAAGGACATTATTTTCAGCATTTTCCAAACCTTTTGGCTGTCGATAAAGTGCCAAACGGCGGAGTGCTTGTTTTGCCACGCAACGCAGCAGCGTACACAGTTCCTAACGAGTCGATGGCCGAGGATTGGTGTGTGGATCAGTTCGTGCTTGCAAAGCAGCTACCCGCAGTTAACACGGTTTGGCTGGACGATCGCTACAACTGGGGCTGGATTCGCAAAGATTGGCAAGAAGGGTTGGACGATGCGTTTGCGATTCATCTTAACGGGGCAGTACCAGAAGATCGTATGAAATGGTTGCGAGAGTTGGCGGATCGATACTTTAGCGATTCAGCAACCGCTCAACCCTAGCTAAAGCAGCAGCAAGGCAAATGCAGACGCCAAGCTGATTACCCTGGTACGCAACCGCACAGCCAATCACGAAAACTACAGCACTAAGCAGCGAGCTTGAAACGTTAGCAGCAATTCCAAGTGCGGAAGTGTCTTTCTTACCAAGCAGGATCGCAATCTCTTCCAGTCGCTTTTCGGTCGCTTGTTGCGATGCCACCAAATCATCTATCGTTAATCGACTCATCTCACCCCCCCCACTAACCACAGAACCAAGTAAGCCAAACAAAACACCACCAGCAAAACAAAGCTGGCGGCTATACGTTTGAGGAAATTCTCAGCGTCCATTGTAGCACCTTGGAATTTTTCGTGGTTCAAAAATAACGCCGTGCGCCGCGCAGTACAACCACCAAAAAAACCTGCACTTTTGCGGGAATACAACACCCCTTGCGGGGGCA